TGGAAACGCCAGCATCACATTAACGCAAGTAACTAACCGAAATTTCGGCACCGTAACCTCCCAAGGCGGTGCAACGACTCAGCCAGGGCTTGTGCTAAGTTTTCCAAAAATCGGATACTATAATATCTGCGCCGTTGTAAATGCTTATGGAAATGCTTTAGGTGTTGTTACTAAATACCAACTGAGCGATGGAACAAATGCCTTTGCGTTTGGCTCGCAGGCAAATAACTACAATACTGCTGTTACGGTTTGCGGAGCGTATAACGCTACTGATACGAGCAGCAAAACTATCCGTCTGCAAGGGTCTACGCTACAAGCTGGAACTGCTTATATTCAAAGTTATGGAAGCGGAATCCCTGGCGTGATGTGGACTATCACAGCTCTCGATCAAGGGATGGCGGTTCCTGTATTGCAGGGAAGCGTTACTAGCAACACAAGCGGGCAGGAGAGAATTGAGCGGGCAACTATTGCAAACAATGGAACATGCAGCGTTAGCTCGCAATCTGGATCATGGATTAGTTCAGTTAGTCATCCCGCAACTGGTCAATGCACGTTAAATTTTGCAAGCGGAGCTTTCTCATCGGCGCCAACTTGTATAATTTCAACGGATGTGACTGGAACCGCGTATTTTGCTGCACTTAATACAGTGCCAACAATTTCCGGGGTAACTGGACGGACATTTAATAATGCTTTTTCGTCGGTAGATAATGCGTTCTACATAATCTGCCAAGGACCAAAAAACTAATGGACAAATAAATTAACTGGAGGTGCCTAATGGATTGGGCAAACCCTGAGTTACTTTTTGAGATAATAATTTCTGCCCTAGCCGTTGTGATTTGGCTCATTCGATTGGAGGGGAAGGTTCTTGGACTGTCTAAAGAATTGTCTCTTTCTAAAGAATTAAACGCAGAAACTCAAAAAGACGTAGATGCTCTAAGACTAAAGCAAGAGGCAATAGACGAACGACTAGCTATAGAATTAAAAGAAATAAATATAAAATTGGCTCAAATCGAAGGCTTTTTAATGAGGACCAAGCCCGATGGCCGCTGATTTAATCCAAGCCATGCAATATGACTTTAATCCATATTTCCAACACTATCCTTTTATGTCTCGTTATATGGACGGTGGGTTAGATGGAAATGCTATTTTATATGCCGGACATTATGGTCTTTTAACCGCAAAACTATTTGGTTCTTACGATAAAGCTAAAGAGCATTCTGCTGAGTTATATGCAAAATCTCACCTTAAAGAGCGTCCTGGCGTAATTACTCGCGGTCCACACAAGTGGAATGACCCACAAACCCATGATGATTATGTAGGATTAGCTACCCTTTCCTTCCTTGGGGGCGGTGCTGCGGCATGGGTTATTTACTCTCATGGAAAGTCTAATCATTGGTCTTTCTTTAGGGGCGGAAAGATTCAGGACTGGTTTAATGCTCAATTCTGGAGATTACCTGGATTAGTTCAACACTTAAAACTGTGCGCTAGTGAAAATCTCAATTTATTTGATAGATTATGGTGGGCAATAGGTGTTGCGGCTGATGCGTATTCAAAAGATGCATCTGGAAAGCTGTTAACTTGGCATTATGTATCTGTCTATGAAATGAGCGGGAAAAAGTATTTTCTATGTGATTGGGCTGTGCGAAAATGGAAGCGCAGTATAATTGAAGCCTACCCTGATTCTATGGGCGGCATTTTCCGAACCTATTACGAACAAACGCATCCATTTGTTAAATGGTCGCAAGGAGTAATCTAATGGAAACAGTTAAACCATGGTGGCAGTCTAAAATCATTTTGGTCAATCTTTTAATGGCTATTGCTGGTGTTATTGCAGTATTTAAGCCTGAAGTTGCCGCTGTGATTAAAGAGTATTCTGCTGAGTCCTCTGCTCTTTGGGCAATTCTTAACATTGTTCTTCGCTTAATTACTAAAGATAGGGTTTCGATTAGCTAATGAGCATTACCCTAATTCTCGAAGTTTTGGTCGCTTTACTAAAGTTTCCCGCTGAATTAGGGGCATTAGTTAAATTGCTTTCAAAGACTCCAGAAGAGAAGCGGCAAGAAATTGTATTGCAGGTTGATAAGTGGTTGGCTGATTCTGCCGCCTCTGACCGTCCGAAGTGGGAGGATCAGTGAAAAGAATTGGCTGGTTTTGCTTGGGAGCTGTGTTTTTTGTCTCCTGCGGGGTGGCGCAAATTAACTTTCCCTATCAGTTCTTTCATGCCAGCCCTATCGGCGTTTGGGAGTTTCCTGCTGGAAAACTACTCGGTGCAAGGCCAGGAACAGACAAAGAGCTGTTAGAATGCAAACCAACCGAGCGAGATGAGCAGGGCAGACTGATACAAAAATGCGTAGTTGTTTTATATCCAGAATTAAACAAGCTAATAGCTGACTATAAGCAGACTAAGCAAGCCTTGATAGATTGCCAGAAAGGTCAAATGGTGCAGAAATGATTATTAAGCCAAATATGTCGCTTCAGGTTCCCGAGGTTGGGGACGCTGACTATCCTAACTCTGTTTCTGCCTCATTTGATAATATAGACGCGCATGACCATACTGCTGGTGCTGGTGTACAAATTCCCTCTGGCGGGATTATTGATTTAGCTATTACCACTGGAAAGATTGCTAATGACGCAGTTACCACAGCTAAGATTTTAGACCTTAATGTAACTACTGGAAAACTAGCTGATAACGCAGTAACAAAACCTAAATTGGCAGCACTTGGTCAACAGTCTGCAAACCAAACAGGGTTGGGTTTTGCTACTCAAAGTGGCCTTTATGTAAATGTTCCTGGGTTATCTGTGACTATTACGACCACAGGAAGACCAGTTATGTTGGTTCTTGATAGTGCTAGTTTTCAAGGGGCATCTATTTCTTTTACTAATTATTCTGGTAATCAAAGTTTTGGTTATGGAGCATTTAGACGCGGTGTTGTTGAAGTTGGTGTTTTTCCAATAAATTGTACTATTACGTCTGCTGCTAGTTCTAGTTCTTCTTCAACTACAACTCCTGTAAGTCCACCAGCTCCAGCATATACAACCACAACAACAACTAGCACAACGGTTTCAAATACAGTTTATACGTTAATTCCAGCAAACTTTGTTGGAATAGATATTCAAGCGGCTGGAACATATACATATACATTTTCTTTGTTGTGCCAACAGCCACTTTCTGGACCTTTATCAACCATTAGTCTTGCATACGCTAGGCTTACTGCATTTGAACTTTAAAAAAAGGAATAAACAATGATGAACAAAATGAAAATGCGAATGATGGCTATGGGACAAAAAGGCAAAGAGATGCCCTTCTCTCCTGAAGCTATGATGAAACTTAAAGCCAAAAAAGAAGGCGCTGGAATGGATTCTATGCTTTCGCAAATTATGGGAAGCCATGGAAAAGAAGAAATGGGAGAACCAGAACAGGGAATGGAAGAAGAGTCTGGTGAAGTTGTGCAGGAAGACATTGGTGCGCTGTCTCCTGATGAAATTAAATTAGTGATGGCTTATAGGAAAAAGATGGGGAAAGTCGGGGCTTAAATGGACCTCTCTACATTACGGGCAAGCGCCAGGTCTAAGGCTGACGAACAGGCCACTGGCTTTATAGACAACACTGAACTGGATAGGTTTATTAACCAAGGTTATCGGTATGTCTATGGTTACCTAGTACAGCAATATCAGGACTTTTTTATAGTCAAGGGGACTACTGGAAACGGTGGACTCATTTCTGTTTTAGGTGGGCAGAATGAGTACAGCTTGCCTACTAATATGTATAAGTTGGTTCGGGTTGAGCGAAGAAACTTAAATGACTCAAACGAAAACAACTGGAGAAAGCTGCCGCGTCTTAATTTAGGGAACGACCAGATCAATGACTTTTATCCAATTCGTGAGGGAAGGGACCAGGGTTTTGGTTTTTATATCGCTGGCGACAAGATTTATCTGCGTCCTCTTCCTAGTGGTCCTTTTGACATTCGTTTATGGTTTATTCCACGAACTAACACACTAACACTAGCAACTGATGTGCCTGTGCTTCCAGAAGAGTACCATGAATTGGTGGCTGAATTTGCTGCTATTCAAATGCTAAGAAAAAGCGGTGAAGGAATTTACCGTGAATCTATTGAGCAGTTTCAATTAGAAATGAAAAGCATGGTTGATACGTCTATTCATCGTAACTTCGAGCCGGAACAGATGATTGTTTCTGACGACTCTGATTTTGATCGCTGGGTGTACTAATGTTTAGATGGAGAAGACTTAGCATCCCTAGATTTTACGGGTTAAATAAGAAAACTAACCCTTCTGATGTTAAAGATTCTCTGTCAATTGACTGTGAAAATACTTTTCAACGCTCTGACGGTGTTATTACCAAACGAACAGGCTTTAGGCTCATGTTTTCTAAGGATGAGGCTAGTGCCACTCGGATAGATGAAATTGGCGCGGCTTTTATTGGTGATACAAAGTATTACTTTAAGTTTTCTGGTGGAAAGTTTTGGTATTCGACCAACGAAACTGGTGCGGCAGTAGAACCTGCCATTACATTAAATTATTCGGCTGGAAAACAAATATGGTGGGTTGTTCTTAATGACCGCCTTTACTTTGTAGACGGTGTTAATAAGCTGCGTTTTTTCGATCCTGTAGCTAATGCCATTTTTAACGCTGATATTTATGCGCGTCCTACTGTTGCCTTAACTGGTGGTGGTGCCGGAACTGGTTATGATTACACTTACACAGTAGATAAAGCTGTTGGTAGTGCGTTTACTGGAGAGTCACCAGCTTGCGCTACAAACCTAGTTAATAAGGGATCTGCTGCAACAGTTACTATTGCAGGAAACACTGGTCCCCAGACTTTAGCAGCAGGTGATACTGTTCGGATTTATTCTAGAGCTACTACTGTGGCGAGTGGTTTTGTGCTTGTGGCCACTTATGTCTGGACTGGCGCAGATGTAATTGCAGGGACTAAAAACATTGCAACAGTGGCTATTACAGACGCTTTGCCGCAGCTTTATACAGAGCAGGGTGAGGCCATTAACCAAGCTGCTCCTGTTGGATTAACTGGAATTACCGAGCATTACGGTAGAATTATCGGCTGGAAAGACGAAAAGGTTTATGTAGCTAAAATTAGCAATCCTAACTCTTTCCCACCAGAGGACGCGGTAAATGAAGCATTCGTTTATACCTACGGCGAGGGGGATGGGGAACCAATTACCCGCTGTATCTCATATCTAGATTCTCTATATGTAATGAAGGCGACAAAGATTGCGGTTTTTGCTGGTGTTGGTCCTGATGACACTGGAAACAACGCCTTTGCCTTTAGAAGACTACAGACTAACGGAATTGGGTGTATTGCTCCAAAATCTGCACACGTTCAAGGCGATGAATCGAACAACACCAATTTGATTTTTCTATCTCGTGAAGGTTTCTATGCCACCACTGGCCAGAATCCTATTCGTATCGGGGAATTGATTGAAACAGAAATTATCGGACTATCGGATAGTATTCTCAGACTCAGCACTTCGTTTTATCATAAAAGGGACGGTTTCTATTGGTGCTTTGTTGGCACTGATACTTCTAAGAAGTGCTACATATTCGATTCTAAGAAAGACGAAGGAACGAGAGTAGGCTGGTTTAAATTAAGTGGGTTAAACGCTACCTGTGTAGCTTGGGACGATGAAAAGTATATTTTCGGAACCGCAGGGGGAATTTGCGGCTTTGAAAGAACGAATAATAATTCGTCTGATTATATTGATATACAGACTGAGTATGTGGCTCCTGCCGCTGTTAATACGGTTAATAACGTAATTACTGTTGCAAACGTCTACAGTAATGAACAGACTGTGTTGTTTCGCACCGCTGGAACTGCACCAAACCCGTTGGTTTCTGGAACCACTTATTATGTTATTCGGGTTTCTGATACAGAGATAATTTTAGCTACTTCAGCCGCTAACGCCGCTTTAGGTATTGGAATTGATCTAACAACCGCTGGTGTTGGTTCCTTTGTCTTGGCTACAAATAAAGCCATTTCTGCCTATTACACTACAAACTGGATTAAGTTTGGCGACTCCTCTTTGGTTAAGAAGGTTCTAAAGCCATCTATTCTTTTAAATGCTGGTGCAACGTCAATTAATCTAACCATGACTGTGGCCTATGACTGGGTTAACTCCTTTTCAGATGCGCACCAAATTACTGTGCAAAGCACAAATTTATGGGGTTCGGCCATTTGGGGTTCTTTCATTTGGGGGCAAGGTTCTATTGCTGTAACCAAAAATATAGCCATAGCTCGGCGTAAGTTTCGCTCTGTGCGGTATAAATTTGCCAATAATGAGATTAGTCAGGGTTTTGATCTTTTAGGAATAGAGCAGGAGTTTGACTTTATTCGGAACAGAGGAAACCTGTCATGAGATTAAGAGATTTTGGCAAAGATGCAGCTTTTGATTGGTTTCAGCAGATTCTTGAATGGTCTAGGAAAAAAATCACGTTTCAGGATAATGTGGACTGCATTTTTATCACGGCTACCATTAGCACCGCAGAAACCACTGTAGGTCATCAGCTAGGACGCATTCCACAATACATTTTAGAAGTAGCATCATGGCCTAATAGCGCAAAAGGTATTGAATTAACTAAAGCACCAACCAGTGAGAAAGTGTTTCTAAAACGCACCACGGCTGGTCAAACTACGTTATTATTGATGTGAGGTAAGAATGGCATTCTGGGAAGATTTAATAGCGTTTAATCCTATGACCGCCGGACCATATTGGGGCGGTAAAGCCCTGGGACTTTGGGGTGGTAAGGATGACGCTCAAGAGTATCTACAAGGTCAAATTGGAAGACAAGCCGCTGCGAAACAAAAACAATTAGAGCTGTTGGGACGCAAAAAAGCTCCTGTAATGAGTAGCCAAATGGAAGCCCGTCTAAAGGCACTTGAGGAAGAAAGCAAGCCTCAGCCATTAGTGACCGATCCAGAGTTTCAGGCCCAACGCGCAGCAATGACCACTGGTGGCAGACAGGCTCTAGCTGGTGTACAGGCTAGACAAAAGGCTGCTGATGTTAGCGGTGGATTTTCTAATATCGGATCATTGCAAAACATTTATGACCGTCTTGGCACTCAACTAGCTCAACTTGGTCAGCAGCAAACAATGAGAAAAGAACAGAAGAGAGATGTTGCTGCTCAATCTCGGCAAGACTTTGCTAATGCACAAGTGGCGCATGAAAATGCAATGCTAGATGCTCAAATGGCTATTGAAGCAGGGGACGCTGCTGCTTTGAGCGATGCTTATGCTAGAATGTTTGCAGCTCAACAGCAAGCAGACCAGGCCAAGCAGTCTATGATTTTAGGACTTGGAACTGCTGTTCTTGGTGCGGCTACTGCTAATCCTGCTGTTGGTCTTGCTGGTGTTCAACAACTTTCAAAAGGTTCACAGCAACAGCAACAAGCAGGGCAAATTGCTCAACAGCCTAACTATTATGGTTCTGCTGGAGGTGGTTGGGGTGGACCTTCAATTACGAGTCCTACTTATGCTCAGGATTTGTTTGAGGCTCCTGGTGCATATAAACCAACAGTTAAAAGTATTCCCGTTTATCAGATGCGTAGAGGTTATTAATGGCACTTGATTACACTGGAGTTGATCCACAAGCACTACTTGCAGAAGACCCAGAGTTAGATCAACTTCGCTCGCTTTATCGTCAAAGAATGGCGCGAATGGCTGGAGTTGAAGGACAAGAGAAGCCCAACATAGGTTTAAGTCTCTTGGGTGGCGTTATGGACGCTTTTGCACCATATCGGCAAGGTATGGCTCAGGCTGCTTCTATTGCCTCTGGAAAGCAGGTAATTGCGCCAGGTGTGCCTTCTGCAACTGCTGCTATTGAAAAAGGACAGGCGGCAAGACGAGCTGCTGCACTTCAAGATGTACAAATGTTTAAGGGGCTTGAAGACCTTGCGGCAAAGAAAAGAAATGAAATGCTACGGTTTCGAGCTAATGAACTAGACCGAGCAATTAAAGAAGAACAATACGCTGCAATAATGGGAGACAAAGAGTCTTATAGACAAGCGCAAGACAGACGCTTAATGCTTCAGCAGCAGTTTCAAAACGAGCAAAATAGACTCAAAGCCGAGGAAGCAATGAGTATGCAGGAGGCTCGCCTGGGTGGACAAAAAGAACTAGAAAAGCAACGTGCTGTGTCTGCTCAAGAGCTAGAGAAACTTCGAGCAAGTCTAAGACCAGCAAAGGTTGGTGGCGTAGGTGTTGGAAAACCAGAAAAGTCTCCACTAGAAAAACTTAGCGGCGAGCAAAAAATGAAAGTTGGCATGATTGGTGATTCTTTGCGGTCATTAAATCAATATGAAACTGCATTTAATCAAGGCGCTAGACGCAGCAGAATTACTCCAGAAACTCCTATTATTGGTGGCCTTGTAAGCGCAACTCCGATTGATGAACTAACCACAAAACTTTCTGATGATATTGGAAGGCTGCGTTCTGGTGGTGCAATCAATACAGATGAAGAAAAGCGTTTTCAGAAAATGCTCCCTACTGCCGCTGATAATGACGCAACAGCGATGAGGAAGATAGAAAACCTGAGAACTGAATTTAGAAATAAACTTTCTATTTTTGGAATTGACGAACAGATGCTGGGCGGTGCTGGTTTTAAAATTGGTACTGTAGCTCCAAAGACTAAAGCAGCTATTTCAATAGGAACAGTTAAAGGTGGATACCGCTATAAGGGTGGAGAACCTGGCAATCCTAAATCCTGGGAAAAGGTAAAATAATGGCTAAAGAAAAACTACCCTGGGAAGAATATCAGCAAGACGCTGCTCAGCAGGGCGGTCCTTGGGAAGAATATCAAGAGCCTGGGTTACAGGAAACAACAATTCCAGGCTTGGGAACAACTGGTGGGCTATCACTTCTTGGTGAGATTGGTAAAATTTATGAATCTGCACTTCCAGCCCCAACTCGTTCTGCTGTTGGAAAATTAAAGGCTGGTGGAACTGTTAAAGAAGCAGGAAAGGCTTTTGCGGAACAGTTTTTACAACCACCAGAACAGGCTCCAACTGGAGAAGAGTTGCTAGGCTATCAGGGGCCAGGGAAAAAAGCTGCTGGTATAGCTACAGAGCTAGCATTGGATCCGGCAAATCTTGGTGTTATTAAATCATTAGCTCAACAAGCCCCAAAAATTGTTCCACTTTCTAAAGCGGCCATGGAGTTATCGAATGAGTTAGCCGTTAAGGGAATGGGAGCAATGAAAGGCCAGTTCAAAGAGTTGGGGAAAAAGAACCTAATTCAAGAATTAGGCAAGTATGCCAAAGACATGGGTTTCGTTAAGGCTGGCGACACTGTTGAAAATGTCCTTCAAAAATCCGATGCTGCTTTAGAAAAAACTGAAGCGTCATTAAGCGACATTTACAAAAAAATTAAAGATAAGACTCTTGGAAACGATGTAGTTGCTAAAATTTTGTCTGACTTGCATATAAACTTTGGTGAAAACTTTGGAAGAGGCGCACAAATTGCCGATAACCCAATGTTTGAAAAACAGGCTCAGGAGATTATTCAAAAAGAACTAGAGCCTATTTTGGGAACAGACTTAAACGCAAAACAATTACACAATGTTAGGCGTGATTTAGATAAAAAAATTAAATGGTCTAAAACAGCTCAAGAAATGCCAGAGAAGCAACAAGCGTTATTAAATGCCAGAAACTCGATTAACGATATGCTTAATCAGATGGCTAACAAGGTTGCCCCCACAGACCAGTTAAAAAAACTTAACAAAGAATACTCTATGACATCTAGGGTTTCTGATATTGCCGCCGATAGGGTGGCTGCAAATAGAACCAATAGAATGTTTAGCTTAACCGATTACATGGCAGGACTAGGAACAGCAGGGCCATATTTTGCTGCTAACCCAGAAAATGCTGCCACCGCTGCAATGATTGGTTTAGGTGCTGCTGGAATTAACAGAATGGCTAGAAAGATTGGTCCTGGTGGTTTGGCAACGGGATTAGAAGCTATTTCTGGACCATTAAAAGTTATTGACCCACTAACAGGTTTGATTAGGCAAAGGCCAGGAGTGGTTGGTATTGGTACTCTAAAGGCTGGACAAGCAGAGGCAGCGATAAAAAGAAGAAAAAAAGCCTTAGAGGAGTAAAATGGAAATAGCAGTTCTGGCAATCATTCTAGTGGTTTTCTTCTCAGAGTGGCGTGAGTTTAAACTTCGCGCTGAGATGGGAAAAGTGTCTGAGGAAGTTAAAAAGTACTCTGAAATTTCTTTTGAACGAGTTGAAGCATTAGAAGGTGCAATTTTAGAAATTAAAGAAAAACTCACTGATTTAGAGTCTTTGCTTATTTCCTCTGAAGAACGCTCAAAAGAAACTCTGAATAAAATCACTGACGCTGGTGTTGATCTAGCCACTATTGTTCAGGAATATGAAATTAACGGTATTTGGCTAGGCAAAGACAGAAAAGCTGGCATAGACGCTTACGAGGGATAAATGAATACTGATGTAGTTAAAAAGGATAAAATCAGAGATTTATTCTACAAGTATTTGGAAGACCCTCATGGTAATCGAGATGATTTTCTAGCCATGTTAGAGAAGCAACGGCAACAGTGGCTACAATACCGTCAGTCTGATCATGACATGAGATGGAGACAAAACGCCTCCTTTTATGCTGGTAATCATTACATTCGAGACACTGGAAGAAACGCGAACCAGTATCGAGTAAAGCTACGTGAAAACCACACCAACAACGTAATCCAGCGTATGGTGAGTTTATTCGTACAGAATATGCCTATTGTGCGGGTATTTCCTGCCTCTAGCTCGCTTCAAGACAAGAACGATGCACAAGCGTGTGAGTCGTATGTGAAATACGCCTGGCGTATGCACAAGATGGAGCAAAAGATTATTAAACAGCTCCGTTACTCTTGTATTTTCGGTAATGGATTTATGTTCCGATCCTTTGACCCTTATGCTGGTGGCGAGTTGTATCTTGACCCAACAGAGTCAAAGAGTGGAAATGGTGAGATAAAGAAGTATCGAGGGGATATTAAGTTAGACGTTGATGACCCTTTCCGCATTGTTCCTCGGCCTGGAATTGAGGAACTAGATGATATGTACGATATTTACCGCTGCGTTCCCTCGAATAAAGCGGAGTTAGAGTCTCAATACGGTGAGATTGAGTCTATTCCTGTAACTTCTCTTAATGCCTATTCTGGATTGTTACGCACCGATGATGACCTTACCATGGTCAATCACTACTACCACAAGCCAACGCACTGGTTCCCAGAGGGGATGTACGTTTGCTATGCAGGAAAGAAAATCCTAAAGGCTCAGACGTATCCTTATCGAGACGGAAAGCTGCCTATTAATCATTTGCCGTTTGATAAGCCGCCTATGAAGTTTTGGGCGTCCTCTACTATCGACCAAATAATTGACCTTCAAGAGCAACTAAACAGAGCAGCTTCGCAGATTGTTGAAGCTAGAAATCTTGTGGCGCGTCCTAGAGTATTGGTGTCTCAGGAGGCAGAGGTTCCTGGGCAATCTATTACTGACCGTCCTGGTGACATTATCCGCTTTAAGTTGAGTGGTGGACCGCCTAAGTTTGAGGTTCCTCAATTTAATTTTACAGAGTTAGCGAACCACAAGGCAGACGTAAGAAACGCTCTGCAACTTGTTAGCGGTATGACCTCTGCTTCTCGTGGTGAGATTCCAGCAGCGACTCGCACAGCACTTGCCTTGCAACTTGTACTAGAACAAGACCGCTCGCAGTGGAGTCCATTTGTTAGACAGTTCTACGACTGTATCCAAGATACCGTGGTAGGTATTTTGGGAATTGCCGCGCAATTCTTTCCAGAAGAAGACCCTAGAATAGTTAAAATTAACCAGAACAACTCTACTGGGACTGTGACTTTCCACGGCGGTATGGTTCCCTCTCCCCTAGACATTTGGCTAGAGGATACGAACAAACTCGGATGGACTGCTGCCGGACGTATTGAAGCTATTCAGTCTCTCGTACAGGTGGGATTGATTAAGGACGAAAACAAGGCATTGGAGATGCTAGAAATTTCTAACGACTCTCCCGCATATCGCCTTAACTCCATTTCTAGAGAAGCCGCTCAAAAAGAGAATGAGTTGATGCTTAAGGGTGAAGCTTTGGACGTAATGCCGGAGGATATTGACCCGATTCACTTGGACGAACATCTAAAAGAGGTTTGTTCCTTCGAGTTTCGTAAACGTCCTAAGATTGTGCAGCAGTTGATTCTTGACCATATTGAACAACACAAGCAAAGAATGGCACCGCCTCCGCAGGGTGGGCCACAGGTTGGAAGTGGTGAGGCGGCTGCTAAAGGGATTCAAGAGGTAGCTAGAACTGTTGCTCCCGTTCCTCCTGGTGGGAATATGGAGCAGTTATTAGGAGGCGCTGGTGGCTAACATTCAGGAGTTAATGAAAAGACGCATTCAGGCAATGAATGATGTTTTTGGCATTGAGCCTGAGCAAATCAAGGCTGGCCTAACTCCACTCGATGTTATTAGTGCAACAGGACGAACTGTAGATGCTTTTACAGGTGCGCCTACTCGGGCAGCAATCGGAGCTGCAATCACTGGAGAAAATCCATTAACGGCGGCATCTCAGCAGTTTGGTGCTAACCCTGATGTAGCACCTAGCTTTGGGACTGTTGAGGACATTGTTTTAGATCCATCTTTAGTTATTTCTCCTACAAAGATGGGAACTAGGATGGCTGCTTTAAGTGAATTAGGAGCAGTTGGAAAAGACATTTCTTCTATTCAAAAAAGCCCTGGTTTTTATTCAAAGTTATTAGAAACAGTAAAAGAAAAGATGGGCGGAAGCGCAACTCCTGAGCAAATTAGAGGGATGCTTAAAGAAGTTAAACCAGAAGAGTATAGCTGGTTAGGAGTTGAGGACTATTTAAGCGGTTTGCAAAGAAAAGCAAACGAGACTCAAGGTGATTTAATTAGAGGTGATAGGTCTATATTCGACGCATCTGCATTACTTGAAGACATTAATGTTGGTAATGCACCAGTGAAAGTCTCAAAGCCGGAGTTTCTTAGTTATCTTTCAGAAAAGGTTCCAGACATTGAAAAAAATATACTAAATAAAACAAAATACGAAGAATACACAATTCCTGGTGGAGATAAATACAAGGAAATTTTGTTTACTGTTCCAGAGTCTAAGGCAAGTGTTTTAGAGAAAAAAATACAAGACCTTGATTTTAAAATCAGCTCATATAAAACAAACGCTGGAATAATGCGCGACATTAGAGAAAACCCCACTGGTGATTTAGCCGAAAAATTAAACTATTTAGAATTGATGAAGGAAGATGCATATAAGCAGTTTAATGCTGCTGTTGGTTCAAAGGCCATTCAAGGATCATTCAAATCTAGGCACTTTGATGAACCTAACGTGTTGGCCCATGCTCGCGTTAATGACCGCGTAGCTCCCGATGGAAGCAAGGTTCTTTTTGCTGAAGAGATTCAAAGTGACTGGCACCAGGCTGGAAGAAAAGAAGGATATGGTCCAAAAATAGAAAAACAAGTCACAGCAGAAGTTAATGGGATGCCTATAGGATATGGAAAAACTCAAGAAGAGGCATTAATAAACGCCGATCAGGGTTGGTTAAAGCTGGCAGAACGTGGAGTCGTAGAAATTAAATATAACGAACAAAATCGCGTTATTGGTCATGGTGTTCCAAATGCTCCTCTAAAAAAGACATGGCATGAATATATCATGAAAAATCTTATTAAAGATGCTGTAGAGGGTGGCTATGACAAGGTGGCCTGGACTACTGGTGAACAACAGGCAAAACGATATGATTTAAGTAAACACATAGACGCAATTACAATTACAAAAAATCATGATGGGACGTTCGGTGTTGCTGCGTTTAAAGACCAAGCGGCGATGGGCCGTGGTCGCAATCCACTGATAGAAATAACTCATTTATCAAAATCAGAATTATCAGAAACAATAGGAAAAGAATTAGCTGACAGAGCAGAAAAAGAAATAAATCCAGAAAGTGGGTCAAATTTCAAAAAATATAATGGAATTGACCTACAAATAGGTGGAGAGGGAATGAAAGGATTTTACGATAAAATCCTAGTTGATTACGCTAAAAAGTTTGGGAAAAAATACGGTGCAAATGTAGGTAAAACTACAATTAATGATGAGTCAGTACACTACTTACAAATCACACCAAAAATGAAAGAAGAGATATTAAAAAAAGGATTGCCATTGTTTGCTGCACCAGCGGCTATGAGGCTTAAGGCAATGGATAATGATTAGCCCTTTAATTCTTTTCTACGCTCTTTGCTGAATAGATTGTTTTTTTCTCCGATGGAATTTGTCCAAGACCCACAATCACGGCACTTCCATTGCTGATACTTTCCGCTTTTTGTTATCTTAAATCCTTGCTTGGTAAGATTGTCTGATCCACAGTCCTTACATCTAAACCCGCCACTCATGTATGGGTTGAGGTCTACTCCTGTTCCCCATGGTGCTAGGGATAAATATAGTTCCTCTGTGGCTAGTACATCGTGCTTATTATATTTTTCCATCTCCTCCCAGGCTTCTATATTTCCCGCTAGACACTCTTTCCACAGTTCAAAGCCTGAGAATTTGGAATGTTTCAGCTTCTTATATTTCTTATTAATCTTGTGGGAGAGGTATTCGAGTTTATTAGATGTAAAGGCAAAGTTTTTCTTAGCTAACTGCTTAGTGTCTATGTGCTTGTAAGGGGAGGGAGGGGGAAGGCCGTTAATCAGAAACCTAGCGTTTACCTTCTTAGAGTCAAAGGCTTTTCCGTTCTGGGTGACTACAATATCAGCCTCGTCTAATAGCTTCCAAAGTGCTTTTAAAATTGTTTTGTCATCGTCTATTTTTTTGGCGTTTCGTTGATCCATGTAAAACACTTCTGAAGAACGTAGCCATTTTGCGGCCCAACTCATTATATGCCAGTCTGATGCTATTTGATTTAGAGCAATGTCTTGCTGAAACAAATTCCAGAACCAACCCAGTATTGGGGCGGTTTCAATGTCGAATATGAGAATTTTCGGAGCGTCCTTGCTCATTACGTCAATTTTCTAACGCTACTCAATAAGTCTCAACTTCTTTCCCTTCTTTGGTGGAAGTTTCATAGAAAATCGTTCTACACCGTTTGCATTGATGTATTCAGTTTTCCCGTCAATTTTAACTTTGTAATAGATTTGTCCAGCGTCTTTGACTATTGCCAAGACCTTAACCTCATAAGATTCTTCGCAGCTCATTTCTTTTAAAAGAATACGTTTACCTATAAGGAAACTCATTCCTTTAGTTTAATTTGCGTAACTTCCAAGTACCAAATTCATTTACAAAACCAAATCCACGCTTTTCCAGTTCTTGTGTAATTACAGGGTATTTTATAGAAAAACGGTGCCAGCCTTTATGATGCCTTTCAGAGTGGTGTAGTCTACAAAGTGGCATTAGATTGTCCTCTGTATCATCTCCTCCAGCGCCTCTGTGTTTAATGTGGTCTGGATCTACGCCAAAAACGCCACAAATAACGCAAATCTGTGTTTTATAGTTCTTTAACAGCTCTTTATTAACTATTCTCTTTCTCATGGACGCTATTTTTATCTCAGGGTTTCCCCTTCCCCCTTCTGAAAATGCACTTTATAGAAATGTGCCTGGTGTTGGTAGAGTAGCCACAAGAGAGTTAAAAGAGTACAGAAAATCGTGTGAGGCGTATGCCGTTATCCATAAAGCCTATTTTCATTCAATTAAAGACTTAATGGCTAAAAATTGGGGTGGTGTTGAACACTTCAAGGTTGATTACTTTTTCGTTTTTAACCGTTCGAGGCTCTACAACAAGCAGGGTGGGATTAAAAAGCTAGATGTAGCTAATCGGATCAAAGCTGTTCAGGATTGTTTTTTCGCTCAATTAGGAATTGATGATAAGCACGTCTGGGCATCAAATATTGAAAAAATGGACGGTGAAAATGAGTGTTGTCATATCGTGCTATCAGCCCATACGCCAATTAATGCTATTGAGTTAATGTCTCTTTTTTCAGAGCAGCACGAATCGCCAACTGTTGTTTCATAAAATTACGTTTGGCTTTTTCTAGATGTTTTTTGCGCCGTTCTTCTGGCGTGTACATGGTTTTTCTATCTGTTTTTAGCGGTCCATGTCTTCCCATGAGTTTTTATCGGACTCGTACTTAATCCGCTCTCCTCGGTCAAAATAATAATCATTCTCATCAGGGTTGTACGTTTTTTTCTCTTGTTTCCATGTGAGTGAAAAGGGGATTACGTTATCGAGTCTACGTTCTATGGTTTCAACGCATTGGCAGGTTGTTTTATCTCCAGAGCCACAAGCAGACTCGTAATAAGCCAAGCGGCAAACTTCAGCACAGGATATCAGAGCAGCAATAAGGGCGTAATGCTTCACTAATTATCATGGTGCGTCAGTCTTTTGGTTTTATCAATTATCTTTTCCAGAGGCGTTTGTTTAACTCCTCATTTGCTTTAAGGCATTTTTCAAATTTAATTCGGAATTTATCGTTTAATTCTTGCGAATGATTCAGGTTTTCTATGGCTTGTTTTGTATTTTCCACGGAAGCGTTTGCAAGGGATTCAAGATCGTGGTTTCGAATAAGGCCGGAATAAATCTTGATGCCCATGACAGCGCCAAAGATCAGGCCAAAAAGGAAAACGACAGAAACGATTAGTGCTTGCTTCATTTATTTTTTAGCCCCATCCCAAGCCCAAGCCCTAGACCCAGCCCTAGACCCAGCCCCATCCCAAGCCCCAGCCCCAGCCCCAGCAAAATAGTATTTTTTCTTTTCCATTAAGCATGACTTTCAAAAAATGATTCAATAGCATTTTTAGAAACGTAAATTTTACCGCCCTTCACTTTTTCAGATTGATCGAATTTAGTTCCTTCGAATGAACCACTTTGCAAAACAAATCGAGCATCTTCAATTAAGATACACTCGCTATTGATTCCAGTAAGTACGCCAGCGTAAAAATACGAGCGACACACTACAAAAATGCGTTTATTCAAAAACGCCTCTAATCCTTCGTTTTCAACTTCTGTTACTTGTATTACTTTTTTCATTTTCACTTTTCTCCTTTAATAAATTGAATCGACAATGGAAGGGCTATTTCGCGGCAAGAGATTGGGTAATTGCCCCAATAAATGGGGTAATAAAATAACAAAATTACCCCATTAAAATCAGCCATTAGCCATTTGATATAGCGAATCCGCTAATCTCTCCGGCAAACGATTGATCTCCGAAATAAGCCACATCACGATTTTGCCCGATAGTGAAGTGATACTCGGGGCGGTAGTCGGCTGTCATATTTGGCCCAAATCCTATTTTTCCGTACGGAAGTGGTTGACCATCTAAATAAATAGTGACGTATGAAACGGGGCCACTATTCTTTCTGACAATTTTTAAATGATGGACAGCCCCATCAGACACGTTTGCTGCAAAGTATGTTAAATGCAGTTGAACTGGCCCCCATGAAAACCACAAGTGCGGCCCTTCAGTGTTCAAAAACATTGATGCTGGCGACGACGAATCGGGGCCATATTGAAACCATGCTTGTGTTTTACCCCAAACATAATTAGTCCAGCGAAAATCAAATTCTATTGTGAAATCGCTTTTGCCCAACTCCATAAATTCTGCTGGCCGAATTACTGGAAAATCGGTTTTTGTGAAACCGCTCATTGTCTGACCGCCAAACAACACAGTCGTTCTTTGCTCTCCAGCTTTATAATAGCTCGTGGTGGAATCCTGCAAATTTGTCTGAGAAGTTTCTTCAGGTTGTTGATAGATTTCTTGCCCATCCGCTGTTTCAGCGATTGCTGTTGTTTTTAAATCCGGCACCACGTTTGATGAGTTATCGACAGGCATGATTGAATACTCGGGAGGTGTTACTTGCGTCACGGTCAAAGGAGCTGGAGCAATTTCAGCATCGCCTGTGTATGGCATGATCGAATACTCTGGAGCTGGGATGATTAGCGGCGATGCTTGTGGCGCGGGGGTCGGCACCTTCGTCGGCTCTATCATCCAATTTTCAATCATCTCATCAACAATTTCCTTTTCGGAAATCTTAGTCTCGTTGGGAGCCAAAACAGCATCCTGTTTTTTTAATAGCTTTGATAGAACGATAGCTCCAGCGGCTAAGTATAATAAATTCATGCTACCAGAATACACTTTCTTCTTGCTTAACACCAGATTTACGAATCTCTTGTGGCATTACCATGATTGAACTCAGTTCTTGCATGGAAAAAGTATCATAGCATTTGCAAGTCTTTTCTTTTTCAACCCATTCCCCGCCTGTGAAAAGATTATCGGGAAATGTCCGACAAAGCGAGTCGCATTTAATAGATAATTGACTAATCGTAACGGCCAACACGATTGCTACCATTATTACTATTGTATCGCATCGCATTAGGAGATTAGTATTGTTTTTTCGATTTGTTGATAATAAAAACAGCCTTGGGAGGGGAATATGAACGTAAACGATATTATATTTGCCATGCGTGATATGGATTCACGCCTAGTCACCTTGCAGCGTGAGCTAGTCAAACAAAAACAACAAATAGATTTGCTTCAACAAGCATTAGACGAATTGGTGGATGGCGCTGATGACGATGATGGCGAGGGTACAATCTCCTAAAACATTGCTACCAGTTTCTCAGATAAATTCGCTCGTAACTAAAACTGTCGGCTACTTTCTCG